TGTTGTTGTTTATTTTGTATTGTCTCACTACTCCTGACAGCCGATGCAAGTGTGATTTAGCATTGCATCAGCAAAAATATGATGAGGAAATGCACGAAAGTAGAGTTAAATCAAGAAAAGACGCAAAAGGTACGGAACCCGACACCGACGAAGAAGATATCCATGGTGCTACGAAAGGTAAGAAAAGATTTTGGGTAGAGGAATAGGGTTAGGACTGTGTGTTGTGTGCTGTGTGAATGAAAATGATTGCGAATGAATAATTTTTAACTTAAATAAACCAAATACAAATTGTGTCGCTCGCGTGTTTGCGTTTTTAACCATCAACAATTGAGCTCACGATTTCGTCGTAAGTTTTGTTGGGATTGCGTTTTTTTAACAGCCCAAGATGCTCTTTATATTCTTTTTGCTTGTAGCCGTGTTGCATGAGTTTTATTATTCTGTAAATGATATGCCGCCCGCAAGTTTGAATGTCGGGGTTGGTGGCTTGATATACCACTTTGTTTTCAAGCAGTTTATGGCTGGACGATTTCATCAATTGCGAAAGATAAGGAGCAGCAATCCCCAATTTTTTATTTCTTGTTTGCGTATTCCAATTCAACGGCTCATCGACCGCTTTCCCGTAGGGGTCAAAGTATTCCAGCGTGTAGCGTCCAAACCGCTCCGGATATTTCAGCAGCGTAATCCAGTGCCCTTCGTTTTCAGAAGTTTGATACAGTATGACAACAAAATCGGTGGCTTGTGGCAACAATTCGTCAATGTTGCGAAATCCTTTAAGCTCACTGTATTTTATTATTTTTGCGTCTTGTCCAAGATATTCACGCATTTCCTTGTCGTCGATGGGGTCATCCATAATATTTTGCATTTGTATGTGTATATTAAAAAGATAAGATAATATATACAAATGTCATACTTTTTAAAAAAAAGGGTAGAGAATACGGAAGGCGGAATTGATAATCTTAGTGTGTCATTGAATTCGACAAATGCGACCGTCAATGCAATAAACATAGCCACAACAGCCTTACAAGGAAATGTCGCTTCTGCTCAAACCTCCATTACAGCGTTGAATACAACAACAGCGGCTATTCAAGGAAGTGTGTCTGGAGCTCAACAAAGCATTGGATTATTGAATGTAAATTTAGCATTGAATGTTAGTATTCTTGACGACAAAATAACTCAAGTAAGAGGAAATGTATCGAATTTGCAAGGAAATGTATCAGCGGCTGAAACCTCCATTACCGCGTTAAATACAGCAACAACGGCTGTTCAAGGAAATGTGGCCGCGGCTCAAACCTCCATAACCGCATTATCTTCAGTTCAACTATATTCTGGTGCCGCAATTGCATCTTTATATACGGATATCAGCTCATATACTAACAATCAATATTATTTTGGAACTACGAACTTTGATTTTGATAATTACATCTACAATATTGAGTTTGTCATAAATCAAAGTGTAGTATATGCGGTTAATATGTATTGGGCTTGGGATTTTGATGTTAATTTTGCTAATTATCAAATGAACTATCTCGATTGGGACGGAGCATTTCTATACACTGGTGGTAATCAATACCCATCGATTTTCTATACACAAAACACTTCTGGATTTCAAGCTTCATTTAAAGGAACTTTACGAGCATTACCAGCACCCTCGCCAACAAATTATAATCGGTTAATATTAGAAGGGGCGACGACAATGAACTTCCAAGCAAATGGCACTCGTGGTTATGGTAATGTGCTACCTCGTGTTTCTAGGAGTATTGGCACATACGCAGGGGCTACACAAAACTCAATAGCACAATTTAACGGAAACCATACATTTACTTTGTGGGCTGCTGGGAATAATTATAGATTAAATCATCCAATCCATTTTAGATTGACAAAGGAAAAAATAGGCAGTCAAATAATATAAAAATATATGTGTGTTATATATACAAAATGTATGGGGTTTTGAATTACGCAACCGATTTAGGAAGTGTGTTGATGATAAGACGAGTGGATATAACCCCCAAAAAATATGCCACTATCAAGTGCTATTTTGCTGACAAAAATGGCGTAAATGAAAAGCATACGATTTCAATGGAGGGAAACGACTACAAACTATGGGGACAAAATGATGATTATTTGGGAGAATATTGTATTAGAGTAATAACAGGCGGAAAGGAAACAATTATTATGGAGCCAGTGGAAAAACTAGCATTGGGAACTTTATGTAATCCGTGATGATTTATGGTCCATTTATTAAATCTCGGATAAGATATATACAACAACACAACCAATTATGAATTCAAGCGATCATATCTATGTTGATTTGAACGCATTCAATGCATCCACCAGCAATCAAAAGCAAACACTTTTGTTGAACGAGCGACGCAACGGGGCGTTTTTGTTTGATGCAAGTCAATACTATATGTCTGTGGCAAGATTTTATTTGGAAAATCCCCGATTTCCAGTCATTATTCCTGTTGCCGATTTATCGCAAACGGCATCACCCAATGTGAATAAGCTCATTTATCAAGTCAGCATGGAATATTACAACGGTGCATCCACCACCATCGTGTCTTCGCCACTCATGTTTATTCCGGATGACCTGAATACGCCTGCACCGGCATATAGCACGCTGAACTCCACCAACTTGTCGTTTAACAAATATTATTGGCTGTATTCTTATGACAGCTTTTTGGAGATTTTAAACACCGCACTTAAAGCGTGCTTCGACCAAATACCCAACAATTATTATACCACGCAAAACACGACGGTGCCAAATGTGCAGGTTGTTATGAGCGACATAACAACACATCAATTTGTTATCAATGCGCGCGAAGAGTTTGATGATGCTCAACCATCTGCAGCTTTAAACGGCACAACGAATAAAAAAATTCGTCTTTATTTCAACTCGCCTCTGATGGCACTTTTTAATGGGTTTAGAAGCATAACAACAGCGGACAACAGGAGCAGAATACGGTTGTATAATTCTGGGGACAATTTTACCTCATCAAAAACTGTCAATAACATAACATTTCCTGGTTTCATAGCAATGCTTACCGACATTCCCTCCACAAATATTTGGAACCCCGTGCAAAGCATTGTTTTCACTTCCGGAACAATTCCTGTCAGTCAGAACTTGATTGGTGCAAATCAGATTTTCAATCCTGGAAGTGGATTTGAAGCTTCTGGGAGCAACAGCAATGTTTCCCCTGTGATAACAGATTTGCAAATTCCATTTGAGCCATCCAATTCGTATCGCCCCTACATCTACTATGTGCCTACACCGTTTCGCTTGATTGATTTAATTTCTAACAACAACTTGACGGACTTGAGCATTGAAGTGTTTTGGCGAGACCGCTACGGAGGCATTCACCCATTTGAATTGTTGCCGTTTTGTTCCGTGTCGCTGAAACTTTTATTTCGGCACAAATCATTGGGCGTGTAATAATTTTTTTTTTGTTTGCGTAATATATACAAACCACCCAAAATGTCCGCCCCCAGTGATTTTTTTTCAACAATCACCGTCCAGGATGACCGTATTCATGCAATCACGGATAACATCCAATACAGTGTGATTAAAGGAGCGTCATCCAACAATCCCATTCAAAACGCGGCAACATCCATTTCCACATCAAGCATTGTTTTCAATCAGCCCATTCCAAGTGAAACCACGATTGTGGATAGACGCATTATGATAAAAACCACATTCTTGTTTAAGCTTCAAAAAAGTAATGCGACTACCCGAATATTGTATCCTCAATCGTGGAACTTTGCACCTTTTCCCTTGCATCAATTGACACAAACATTGTCCCTTACTTTGAACAACACCTCTGTTTCCACTCAAATCAAAGACATTTTACCCGCAATGTTAAGATGCATGGACACCGAAGATTTATACGAATACAACTCGTTATGCCCAACTAGTTTTGACAGGTATTCCAGATACAGTGATGAAGCGTATGCTTATTTAGATGCCAATGCCGCGACAGTAGAAAATCTTGATGTTTTACATTTACAATCAGGTGCAGTCAATGCTTACAGCAATTTTCAGGGTTTCAAGGGGTTAAGAGACGAGTTTATTCCACGAGGTGCATATGCCATTGACGGATATTTTAGTGATGCTGCTGGCACTCAACAAATATTCCAAAACAACCAGGTTGCAGGTTTTGATGAGAATACACCATTTTATGTAAAACTTACAACTTTTGAACCAGTTTTAATCAGCCCTTTGGTATGGGGAAAAAACAAAGGTCAGGCGGGTATGTATGGCTTGCAAAACATCATTTTACAATACACTTTATCAGCCGATGCAAGTCGTGCCATAAGAAGTGTAAATAATATTCAAACGCCTCAACTACAAGCGATACTCAGCAGTGAAATTCATATGAATTTTTTGACACCTCAACCAAGCACTTTGCTCAACGCTCGCAATGTTTTACCTCATTATCAAATAGACAGGCTTGTATCGTCTTTTCCTAACAATGTTCCCACTGCTTTCAATGTTAGTGGTGGCGCTCCCATCCAATCTCAAACTTTTACTTTGAGCGTCATTCCCGATTATATTGTTGTTTATATCCGCCCACCAACAAGCAAACTCGCTCATTACAAACCGGACAGCTTTGCTGCCATCAGCGCACTAAACATTCAATTTGCAAACACAAGCGGCATCCTTTCCACTGCGCAAATCAACAATTTATATCAAATTTCTCACGAAAATGGCTACAATGGTTCATTTTTGGAGTGGGCTAACAAGGCTTATGGCGCAGGAAGCAACGCAGGTCATTTGGATGTTTTACCAACAAGTGGTTCTGTGTGTATTTTACGATTTGCTAAGGATATAAATCTTCCAGAATTTGCTGCACCTGGCTGCATAGGAAATTGGTCTTTAAAAATTGATGTTGTCGCCAAACAAACTTATGCAGGACAATTTGTCGAAGAAAATTGGAACACTACTGATTACAATGCAAGAAATGCATCAGCAACATCTCTTGGTATGGAACTCAACATTCTTGCTGTAATGTCAGGCTGTATGGTTCTTGAAAGAGGTCAATCGTCAGTTCATTTGGGCCTCCTTACAAGACAAGATGCACTTGACGCTGCAAATGACGATACCGTCGGGTTTCAGGGCTCTCAGCGATTGGTAGGAAAGGGTTTCTTCGATGGATTGGGTAGTGTTTTCGGTAAAGTTAAAGATTTTGCTTCAAACGCACTGGGGACTGTGAAACAAATGGCACCATTAATTAAAATGGGCGCAACCGCTCTTGGAAAACCAGGAATTGCAAATACCCTCACGAAAGTTGGCTTGGGCAAAACGGGTGGTGCTGACTATTCCGGAAATAATTTATCCCATAGAATTGCTTGAAAGTATTAAGGAATAATTTTATTGAAAAAAAATGTTCATTTTCCAATAAAATATATTGATATATTATATACAACAACAAAAACTTATCAAAATGTATAACACTCGTATGAACAAATCTAATCGTCAAGAATTAATGCAGATGTATGACAATCACTTGAAAAATTTATTGGATTTAGAAGACGGCGAACATGAAATAAGAAAAAAAAAACTACAAGGCGGGTTTTTGCCAATGCTTCTTCCACTAGCCAGTTTGTTATTGGGTAAAGGGCACACCGCTCAAACCGCTCAAAATAGCGAAGGATATGCAAGGAACGAAGGCGTTGTTAATGTAATGAAAAAAAGAGGAAGGCCTGCAAAACAGCCTATACAGGGGTCTGGAATTATTTCTGATTTGGGTATTCCAGGTGTAAGCCAAGTAGCGGGTTTATTTGGGTTGGGAAAAACGGGCGCAGGAAAAACGGGCGCAGGACATTCCAATATGAAGCCAAAAAAAACTTCCGCTTGGATAGAGTTTGTGAAAAAGTATTCAAAAGATAAAGGCATTCCTTACAAACAAGCTTTAAGTGAGGCTAAGGCTCATTACAAAAAATAAAAAATGTTTCATTAACAATATACACTCAACGCAATATGGCTAATGAAGCAGTCCGCACCCGTCAGTATCGGGAATACCTTGACGCTGACAAAACAATATCTCGTCAAATATACAACTTGTATCAACGGCAAGAAGCCGCGTATAAGGAAGGTCCTCCGTCCATTCGTAATCAAAATCAATTGGCGCCCATCAGCGGTGTCATTGAAGCCGTCAATGCATTGCAAAGCGAATTGCAAAATTTGACGAGCGGCTCACAAATTATATTTTCCATGAACAACTTTGTCCCCGTTATAAAAGCGTATAACTCATTGGTGTTCGCCCTGCGTAGCATTCAAAACATCTACAAACGCAATGTGCAAATTAAGTATGAGGTGGATAAATTGTTAAAACCTGTAATTGAAATGATACAAAGCGTTGCGTCGCAACTCGCATACGACCCCGCCGTTTCTAACCGTTTGTTTCAAATGAGAACCAACTTGGTGTCAAAGGTGTTTGAACGAATTGATTACAATGTTGGAAAAAGAACATTATCGTTTGACCTAAAGTCGGGCCAACGAGGTATTGAAACACTTCAACCTGGTAGCGACGAAACTTTGGATACTTTTCAACAGCCAGTTATGGAATACAAACCTGAAAATAATGACCCGTTTTTGGGACAAACTCCCATAAAATCTGAAGCACCAGCTACTTTTGAAGGGTTGGATGTGGCTGGGTTTGACTTAAATGATGATGATAGGACATTTTTGAAGAATTATATGGAAGCAGTTCGCGAAGTGGGAAATCCAATAAATTGGCCAGAAGCCACAGGAAAGACGCAAGAGCAATTAAAAAAACTTTCAACAGCTAGAAAAGCTCAGGGTATAATCAATCGGTATTTTGATGACAATATACAACCGTTGTATGACCAATTGACTGAAACGGCAAGAACTATTATAGATAGAAGTTCTGCGACTAAAAATAACATCAAAGCCACTCTTACTGACAATTTTTTGCGGTTTCGGGGAGATATGATACAAACTCAAAGAGCAGCAGCTTACATACCTGATGAGGCTGCTGCTCCCGTCGCCGCATCTAGAAGAGCAAGAAGAGCACTTGCAAATGTAGCAGATGCTGTGATGCCACCAGATTTCTTTGACATTGCTGCTCCGACTTCATTGCAGAATGTTGCAAATTATGTTCAAGGTTTGTTTCCGGTCCGAAGACAACAACAACAACAACAGCAACAACAACAACGACAACAACGACCAAAACCATCTTTTTCACAAGAATTACAAAGCCCACCTGGTGTTGCTGCTTCACCTGCGTCCCCTCAATATTCAGTTCAACAACGCGCTGCTGTTGCATCCCCTGCACCTTTTTCTCCATCAATTGATATGATGAATACTGAGCAATTGAAAAAAATGTTGGTGGATAAAAATGGTCCTGGTGTATATAATGCTGTTAAAAAACAGTTTGGAGGAAACGGTTGGGACAAAATAGTTGAGAATATAAAAGAACAATATGTATTGAACCAAGATGCCACAGTAAATCTTCTAAACACGGAATTCAAATTAAATCTGCCACCTGCAAAAGGACAATCTCAATCTAAAAGGAAACAACCAGGTTTGTGGAGCTCACTCTTCAATTTTGCAGGACAGGACGCTGATGATGACTAATCTTTATCACAATTTATTTTTATTTTTCATTTCAAAACACATTATTTATTTGATTTCAATTGCCAAACAAATAATGTTCTTTCAAAAATTACATTAACCCGTCGTCTCCTGCCACATTTGCCACATTCACAATGCGATAGGTGCCCGTTTCCTTATTTACGACGACATCCGTCAAGCCATTCACGATTGCCGGTTTTTTGGTTTTATACTCGCCGTATTTGGAATTGAAGAGGCGTATGATGTCGTTGTCAATTTGAGGCAGAATATCCGCCAGATTTGCCATATCCGTTTTGATAAACCCCACCATTTCTTTGGCAGGAATACGCTGTTCGCGTTTCAGTCGCAGCTCAATTTGAATTTTTTTGCTGATTGCGGAGTAGGACAATGCGCCCATACGGTGCTGTGTGGCTCGTTGTGCCAGCTGAAAAAAGCTTTGTATGGATTTTAAAAGACCAACGAAGACGGAGCCCACCCCTAAAATGATGTTCATTTTATCGTATTCAAAGTCAAGTCCGGTTGTAAAACCAATTATGCCTGACAACACGATTACGGGAATGTCCAATGCGTTGCTCCTCATATTGAATTTGTTATAAGCAAGGCTGTGCAAAATGCTTAACGCTTCGCTTTCTTCAGCCTGTTCCTTCAACAATGTTTCAAGGGGTTCGTTGAAATCAATTTGTGCTGTAGTCATATACTAATATGCTTGGTTTTTTTTCTTACTTTAAATGGGTGTAAAAACCAGAATAAAACATCACCTTAATATATATACAGATTTTATTTTTATATGCTAAACTTTGAAAATGAAGGCACGCGAATTTGCAGAATTGCGGACAGTAAAAAATACATCAACAAAACCATCAGCGTGTATGGGGACGATGATGACGGTTTCAAAGAATTGACGCTACCCGAAAACGACGCTTCCTATTTTCAGATAGTTCCCACCAACAAGGAAAGGACCGTGCAATTTGTGTGTGGCTCGTCTGGCAGCGGAAAATCGTATTTTACGGCACAATATGTCAAAGAATATAAAAAAATGTTTCCCGAGAGAAGTGTTTATTTATTCAGTGCAATGCCAAAGGACGACAATTTTGACAAGCTGGGATATGTTAAAAGGTTGAAAATGGACGACACTATAATTAGCGACCCATTTTATGTGGGAGACTTTGAAAAATCATTGGTCATATTCGATGACTGCGACACATTGAACAAGGGTATGCGAGACGCTTTATACATTTTGCGCGATAAAATTACCGAGCTAGGCCGACATTGGATGATAGACTGTTTTTTTTTAAGTCACTTGTGTAGTGGTCTTGAACTGCGCCGCGTTTTGAATGAAAGTATGATTATAACAATGTTTCCAGCAAATTTTAATCGCCAATACAAATACCTGCTTGAAAACTATTTGGGATTAGAAAAGAAACAAATATTGCGTGTTAAAAAAAGCCGAAGTCGAGCTGTGTCGTTTGTAAGAAGTTTTCCCAATGTGGTTATTGAGCACAAAAACATTCGCATAGGAACAACGGATTTGGACTGATTTTTTTTTGTGTGTAAAACAATATAACAACAATGCAACCAGGAACGGACTTTGCAAAAATGGAAGAAAAATCACCCAATCTGGAAATGTCCAATAAAGACAGGAGGCAAAATGTATTTGACCATTTGAAACAATTTTGGACAAGGCAAGATGCTCATCGATGGGGGGAAGACTATGATTTAAACAACAGCCCTCAGGAGTTTGCTCTAGACAATGCATTTTATGAAAATGACGACAGTAATTTGGTCGTCAAATATAAGCACGCAATTGAGTTTTACTTAAATGTTATCAGAGGACCAATTTTGAATGCACAGCCGCGTGATGATGAGGGAAGACCCAAAACCCCACCATTACTTGGGAGAG